GCGTCGTCGGAATCCTGTCGCCTCTGGCGCGTCGGACAAGAAACCAATAGCGCCAAAAACGTCGGCTGCGGCTTCTATGAGTTGCACGACCTCCCAAACCGTGTCCAGAATGTTGAACTGGTTCCCAAGGATGGGATTCTGCGGGAACAGGCCGCTCCACCCCGAGATACTCTTGGTGCTGCCAGTCGGAACCGTCAGTGTGGTTGACGTCGACACAGGAACGGTCTGCACCCCCCCGAAGGCTGGTGGAACCTGGGCGTACACGTGGTCTACGGTGGGTTGTATAACACCGTCTACTGTGATGTATGACGTGTTACGTACTGCCTCGCCCGCCATGTTCACGCTTGTTGGCATGCCCTGCTTGCTATGACAGGCGACTTGCCACACGCCTGGTGCCAGCACGATGTCCCCGTTGTCGTCTATGGCGACTCCCTCCTGTAGAGTGTCCACAGTGGTCACACCGAGCTTGACATACGTGCTCATTTTCTGGTCCTTCATGTCATCCACTCCCAGCACAGAAGCATTGGCCGGGTTTCGGAGCAATGTGGGTTTGACAGAGTTGTAAAACTCGAAGGTGTAGCGAACATGTAGCTTACCGTAAGTCTCAGGCTCTGTGGGGAACCCCTCCTTGGCTTTCCCGCCGACCACAGCTAGATAGAAGGAGCCGAAATCGGACCAACGCAGATCTGCAGCTGTCGCCGAATTACGTACGTAGAGGAATCGGTTCAGCCGATGAATGGCGGACGGGGGGATGGTCAGCGTCTGCTCCCTCCAGGCGATGTACTGCTGGGAGAATTTCATAGCGAGCATGTCCCTCTCGTTGTCCGGTGGGCCGTTCGTTGGGTCCGGATCCCAGGCCATGGCTATGGAAACCTGACTGTTCGTGCCAGTGAACGGTTCATAGATGAAACTCACGGCGGAGACGGTGAAGTACTCATAGCTATTGGCTGTGCCACAGAGCCAGGTGAATAATCTGCCGTGGCCGTCAGGTACGGACTCCTCTAACAGCCCCGGAGCGCACTTGTACTCCTCAACAAACCATGATTGACCCGAATAGTCTGGAATGTGGTACTTGACGTCCTCAACATACTCTGAGTTGCAGACACACACTCCGCCGGCACGCTGGAGGATCTTGGCTTCTTGGTTCTTGTAACCGCGGGAAGTGGAAACTGGTGCACGCATGGCAGCGGTCATACCGGTTCTCTTGCTAACTTTGCCGCGGGGGCGAGAAGT